GCTTAGGCACTGACCATCCTCCCGCCGTACATGGACATCAGCGCCTCGGCGCCGGCGAAGGCTTCATCATCGCCGTGCCACCAGGCGGGAGCGTTGAGCTCGTCCTCAGACATGGGCGGTCCCATCGTGCGGAACGGACCGGTCAGTTCCTGCAGCAGCTGTGCCCTGTCCTTGCTGTCCACGTTCTCCAGCATTAGGTGCATGCAGACGTTCAGCACCCGTGCCGGTTTCAGCGTAAGAAGATCTACGCCTCGGCTGAGGAGGAGTCCGTCGAGGTGGTGTCGGTTGCCGGCGATCCAGCGTCCGATTCGTTGGACTCCTGGGTAGGGCGGAGGCCGTACACCTCCGTGAGCCATGGGATGAGCTGCGCGATCGTCTTCATGCCGATCGGCCGTGGGTTCGGGTCCTCCACGGTGCTGGGCTTACAGCGTGACCGGAACAGCGCGCCGGACTCCGGCTCCATGATGCCGTCGAGGAAGTCCTTGATCCGCTCGAACTGCGCCTTGCGGTCGTCACCGCCCGTATTCAGCGTCGCCAACTCGACGAGTGAGTCAAGTGGGATCTCCGGCCAGCAGACGAACAGGTCGGGGTCGACGCGGAACGTGACGGGTTCGGGTGATGTGCTGAAGTCCTTAAATCGGACGATCTCTTCTGCAGCCATGCAGTTACTGTAGACCGCGTCAGGTAAGAGTTGACACTCTTCTATCCCTTAGCCGCGCTGACGGCGTCCGCGAGGAAGCGGTTCGGCTTCATGCCCTTCACCCGGACGGCGAAGATGCGCTTGCCGCCCTTCGTCTTCCACGACAGCTTCTTCGCGGTGTGCGGGTAGATGTATGAACCCTTCGGTCCGTAGAGCCCCGTGCCGTCGTGAACGAACACCGCGTAGTACACGTTCGTGCCGACGCGAACGGAGAGGTGGCCGCCGTCGTTGAGGAGCTGCGTGTTGATGGACGACCGCAGCAGTCCCGTGTCGACACGACGCGGCGATCGCTGCAGGTTCTGCTTTGCCTTCGTCTCGACCTTCTTGCCGCGACGGAAGAGGTCCTTCGCCACACCGCCGTTCGGCGACTGCAGGAGGGCGTGCAGCCCAGCGGTGTCGACGTGGTGGCGGATCCTAGCAGCCACAGTCGTTCGTCCAGCCAACGAGGACCGTCAGCGTCGTCTCCACGCACTGGCCCTGTGGACCGTTCACCTCGGACGCGCCGAGCTCCCACGCCTCGACCGTGTGCGAGTTGTACGCCGCGTCGAGGCAGCACTGCACGCCCTTACGCAGCTTCAGCATGTCCGTCGCGAGCTGCTGCGCCGACGCCTCGAGCGCCGTGCAGTCGGGTGGTGAACCGTTCACGGACGGCACGGGCACGCAGCGCGCGAGCGAGATGAGGTACGCCGAGACGAGCCACGGCGCGCCGCACTCCGCCTCGTGGTTGACCTCCTCGAGCGGGAAGTCCATCGACGGGTACCGGCGCTGCTCCGCGACGGCCAGCTGACCACACTGACAGTCGTCCCAGGAGATCTCGCCCGGCACGACGCACACACGACTGATCGTCAGAGGGCCCGTGTGATCGACCGCGTTCAGCGCGCAGTCGCGCAGCAGAGTCGCGACGTCCCACTGACTCAGGATGCTCACGGCCACGTCCTTCGGCTGGGTCGTGGACCGTCCACGTTGATGACTTGCGCACGCGCACTGATGCCGCCGGGATTGTACGTGCTGATGAAGAGGTCACTGTTGTACAGCCCGAGCTTGCCGTCTGCGAACATCTGGTTCGGATCGAGGAACGTCATTGTGACGCCCTGCCGAACGAGCTGCTGCACCGGGGTCGGGAGCTTGCACGACGACGCGTCAACACAAGCGAGCGCGAGCTGCTCCGTCAGTTCACCCACGGCCAGCTGGCCCAGCAGTGGCGGATCCGTTCCATACGTCGCCGTCACCGACCACGTGCCGACCTGGTCGTCGTCTTTGTTGAGGTCGTTGCACAGTGGCCACGGCTGGCCGTCGGTGCGAAGCAATCGGCGGTGGTCGTACACCTTGTACGAGCCGGACGGCATGATGCCACCGTCCACCTTGATCTGAACGATGTCGACCACGGGCATCGGCAGCTTCGCCTCGTACAGAACGGTGCAGCTGCACGAGCCGGGGCAGCCACCGCAGCCAAGGTTGAACCACTGGCCGTTGTACCAGTATGGATACGGCCACGTTGTGCCGTACTCCCACCACCTCTGCTGAAACGGCCACACGCCGCCGAAGCAATCCTCACGACACGGGCGCAGCGTGTTCTGGCAGACGCCGAACTGTCGTCCCGACTTTGCCCACAGGATCTCCGACGCGATCTCAACGTAGTTGCCGGTCACCGCCGCCACCGACGGCGAGATGGGGCCACACCAAATGACTGGCCAGGGTGCGCACGGTGCGTTCGAGTTCGCCGTCATGTCCCGCTCCTGCACTAAGAGCCAGAAGCATGCGCTTCTGGCTCTAGTGTATCACGTCAAGATCTACGTAATCTGCGTCGCACCACACGATGCAGGGATCGTTGGCGGCGCCACCGTTGTGATGTTCCACATGAAGTGCTCACCGTCGATGAAGGAGGGAGCCCACGGACCCAGTGTGCCGGGACCGTCACCCCACGTCGGACCGACGTTGTCTGTCTGTGCGGTGAACTGCATCTGCAGGCCCGCGTTCTCGATCGTGCTCTGACCGATCTTCGTGTTGCCCACGTTCGGGAACGCCCAGTACACGTACTTCGGCGCGCCCGTGTTCGGGTCGCAAGCGCCACGGCCGGTGACGGACTGCCAGACCTCCAGCGCGTACCGCGCCGTGACCGGACCCTCCGAGTACGCCGCACCGGTACCGGACACCGGAGCGCCGCCGGTCAGCAGTCGGGCGCCGTGGATGATCTGCTGGATGGACGGGCAGACGCCGCAGAGCGTGACGGTGAGCAGCACGTCAGTGAACTCGTTCGGGTCATTGTCGTTGACGCACAACGTCCCGTCGGCGAGCTTCTGCCGAAGCTTCTCACCGTCCTCGTACTCCGGCTGGAGCCCGACGGAGATGAACCCCTTCGTGATGACCTGCAGGCCGCTCGCGCCGGTGATCGGGTTGCCGCACACGTCGACCTGGATGAACCGTGCCACACGGCCCTTGATGGGAACGGCACTAAAGTCCGCCATGTCTTACTCCTACGTGTCCTGGAGTGGTGTGCCCGGATCGCCGGCCTGCTCGCCACCCGTGGTCACCAGGACCGCGACGAGGCAGCACTGCCAGCCAAGAAGATACGTCTGCTCTGCGCGAACCTTGTACGTGTTCACGCTGCGGTCGAACTGCGACGTCTGATCGAACACGACGGGCGCCGCCTTGTAGCCGAAGATCGGCCCGGTCATCCACATCCAGCCGGAACCGCCCGGTGCGGTGGCGTTACCCGGTCCCTTCGTGAAGTCGTACCCGCTGCCGATTACGACCTTATTGCCCAGCCACGTGCGGAGAACGTTGCCGTCCTTGTACACGAGGTTGCGCGCACACATCTCGTTCGCCATGCGGATCGGCACGTGCACGACGCCGAGTCCGTCGTAGCAGAGACCGAACGCGGTCTCCAGCGCACCCAGGCCCTCAACGATGTCGAGTGGGCTGCCGCTGATGATCGTGCTGGCCGGCTGCAGGAGGATGCGGCCGTCGCTGGCGAAGATGGGTCCGATGCTGTTGAGGTTCGGGTAGTTCAGCGGCCCAGCGCCGCCTGTGACCTGCACGCTGCCGGTCTGGAAGGTACGCTCGAGCTGCATCGGCCCGGAGTTGTTGAGCGCCCTCAACGCCTTCTGTGAACCGACCTCCCACCAGTCGACATCAGGTGTGCAATCGACTTCCTCGTACACCGTGAACGGATGCGCACCTCGTGTGCCACGGCTCCACGTCGGCACCTTGCCCGGGATCGGGCTGGGTGCGCCGGAGATGCACTCCATGATCGTGACCGCGACCTCGGTGCAGTCGGTGTCGTACTGCACACCCGCCTGCCAGTGTGGATCGCTGGCAGGAACCCAGGTGACTGCGGACGACAGTCCGTACCGTCCCGGCTCGAAGAGATCCGGGATGGTGACTCGCAAGTAACCGAGCGCCACTGCGAGTCACCTCCCTTCGTCGTCGTTGGAGTCGAACACGCCGGTCGACTACACGCCGCAGGCGGTGAGGTCAGCCGCACCGGTCGTGCCGTCGGTGCAGATGGCGATCGTACCGAGGCGGGACTCGTGACCGACCTTCGCGATCAGCCAGCACTCCTCCTGCCACGCGCCCGTGTGGTCGTTCGTCTGGTTGAGCACCGAGTCGCGGATGACGCCTAGGTTGAGCTGAAGGCCGCGACCCAGGACGAACGTCCCGGCGGCGAACATGAGGAACTGCACCGTGGTCGGCCAGAGCGTCAGCGGGGTGCTGCCACCCGGCAACCCAGCGGTGCCGACCTGCCAGTCCGTCACCCACTGGACGCGGATGTTGAGCAGGTCGAACATGTTCATCAGCTGAGCGTCCGTGACGGTCTGGAATTCCATGCCAACGCCCATGCGCTTGCGGAGGTCGCTCCGCATCGCGCCGCGCAGCCAGCGAGGAAGAACGACCTCGAGGACCGCGTCGTTGCACATGCGGTACTTCTCGCGGTAGTCGATCGCCGTCAGCTCGAGCGAGCCGAGCACGGGCGCGACCAGACCGGCACCAGCGGTGCCGTAGCCGGTGACCGCCGTCGAGTACGTCGGGTCGATCAGCGTGTTGATGCGCAGCTGGTTGAGCCGGTGGGCGAAGCCCGCGTTCGTCAACCGCATGTGGTTCGCGATCAGCTCGGGGAACGCGTCCTCCATCAAGTTGCCGACGGTGACGCACAGACCGTCGCAGTGGAGGCGGACCTCGTTGAAGCCCGGGCACGGGACGCGGAAGCACGTCTTGGTGCCGGACTGACCGGTGCCGGTCGCAGCCGCGATGTCCTGGGTCTCGTTCCATGCCCAGAAGTTGTTCACGATGTCGCCGTACGACGCCGACGTCGGGAACCGGATGCCGCCACGGTTGACGCCCACCGTCGGGAGGTCGAGGATGCCGTCCTCACAGACGATGTTGTAGAAGTCGTACGAGATCTCCGACGGCGCACACC